CCGCCGATCACGCTCCTAACTGGCGACTCGTTCGGCGGAGCCTACGGGACCGGCTTTTGGGCGAGTGAGAACGCGGGGAACGGGCTCTCCAACGTCGACTACTGCCTCCGAGTGCGGCCCGCATGATCTACGTCAACGTCGGCCACATCTGGGATAGCATCTCCCAGGAGACGTGGCAGGCGAATCTCGCGGCGGCGAAGGCGATCGGGTTCGCTGGCGTGCGCGTAACCTTCAGCGTCGATCAATACATGCTCGCGGTTGGAGGCGCGGTCGTCTCGACGCCACTGCACGCGTCGCAGCTCGGTATCCGCGCCTTCATGTCGGCGCTGCTTGATAGCGGCCTGCGGTGCATCTTCATCCTCTCGCCGACTGCGCCGATGTCCGGCTCGTGGGGCTGGCCGTGGCCGATCCAGTTTCGGCCGCCGGAGTCGTCCTGGCATCTGATCATGCCGGCGCTCCAGCACATGATCAACACGATCGTCGAAATCAGCGAGGCGGCAGGCGTGGACGTGTCGGAACGATACGAACTCGAACTGCCAAACGAGTGGTACTGGGGCGGGCCGGGCTGCACCGGCGCGACCCACGGCGGGGCGCTGGATCAAGCCACCGAGCCGCTCGACGAGGACTACATTCTGGAGTACGGCTCGGACGACACGACGGCGGCGACCGACATCGAGCGGCGCGGGCTGCTCGGCATCTTCGACACGGACGCGGACTGGGACGACCTGGCGGATTTCACCGGCAAAACCGGCTACGCTGACGTGCGAGGACGACACGAAGCGCTGCAGTGGATCATCCCGCAACTCGACCTGCATGGCATGAGACTCATCGGCTCATCGATGGAGGCCGACTACGACGGCACGAAGCTGGCTCGCTCCCTTGCGACGTACGCGCCGGAGGGAATCACCTACCCGGACGGGCTGCCCGTAAACCTGCACCTCTACGACTCGTCGATCCCGGCGAGCGTGAAGCGGCATGCGACGCTGTACGGACAGTGGTTTCTCAGGGCTGGGGCGCTCCGGCTTGCGCAGGCCTGGGCCGCGCTAGGCCGCTTGCCGGTCTATTGGACCGAGTTCGGTTTTCGACCGTCTTGGGTTTGGGGCTCAGACGAGGCAGGCTTCCGCGAGCGCGAGCGCGGGCAGCACTGGGCGCGGATGATCGAGGCCATGCAACGGCTCCCGGGCGTCTCGGCGCTCTACACGCTGCGCAACCGCAACGAGACCGACGATGCGGATTTCGACTTCGGCGTCCTCGACTACGCCGGCAATACGAGCCTCGGTGCGACGGCGATCGCGGCTCAACTCGGTCGCCGCCTCGATCCGAGCGTAGACCCACCTTATGGCGGCGCGTGGCTGCTAGGCGCGGGCGAGCCGCCGGCCGCACCGGTAGACACGGACTTCGAAGCCTGGCCGAGTGCGTACATCGACACGGAGGAGCCCGAGTGGGCACCGTCGGCGGGCACGATCCTCGACTGCCTGACCGACCAGAGCGACGCGACCTTCATCACAAACAACGGCGCCGTTGAGCCAGCGGCAACGCTCGCAGTAGAAGAGGTTACGGACGAGCCGCTGACGTTGATCGAGGTAGTCATTCGGTTGCGGATCAACGCCAGCACTGCCGGCGTGGTCGTGTACGTAGTTGATGGCGAGGATGCATTGGAGCCGGTTGAGTCAAACGGCGCGATGGTAGACGAGGCGGACACGTGGGAAACTCACACTGTGGCGTACATTCCCGGGCCGTCGACCGTGCTCTCGAACGTCACGGTGCGCATTCTCGATCCTCTTGAGGCGACGGTCATCGACGTTGCGTGGCTGCAGCTGAACGTCGAGGTGGCGGCGGTGGCGGAGATGCCGGAGTTCTGATGTGGCCGTGCGTGTGGCCTAGCGCTCGGCGCAGATACCCGCGTCTCGGCGCAGGCTTGGTTCGGGCCGATGCCATAAGGGCTAGGTTGGAATGGCTGGCGGACTAGGATTCGAACCCTGTGGTTGTCCAGGTTCGCGGCGAACGTCGGCGGTAAATGGCGTGTGGCCTACCGTGTGGCTTTTAGGCTGGCTCGTCGAAGGCTTTGCGCACGGCGTCGCGCATGAGGTCGGTGCGCGACTGGGCGTACTCACGCATGAGTATTGTGGGGTCATGACGCATGGCCTGGGCTGCGGTCACGACATCGACGCCTGCTTCGAGCAGCGTTTGCCCGTAGGTGCGGCGCAGCGTGTGCGGTCCAATCGCCGGGACATGGCCGAGCCCGGCCCGAAGGAGCAGCCCCTTCAGGTGGCATTTGACAGTCTTGGGGTGGGCCGGCTCGCCTTTGCGCTGCCTGGCTAGTTGTATCACATAACCCGAGCCGTGCCCGACCAGCGGACGCAAGATCATCGGCAGTGGTACCCAGCCCGAAGAACGGGCGGTCTTGAGTCGCTCGCGCACGTGAATGGCGTCACGCGTCACGGTGACACCCCTGCGAATCCAGACTCCGTCACCGTCTCGGTCCTCGTGCATGAGCCCGCACGCTTCGGACACGCGAAGGCCGAGATAGCGTAGGAGCATGGCTGCCATTTGTGTGCCTGAATCGGGTTCAGATGCGATCGCGGCGTCGAGGGCTGCTCGTTCGTCCGGCGAAAGCGGCCTGCGAAGGCGGGCGCCGCGAGCGGGTGGGGTGGTTCGAGCAGGATTGCCTGCATAGCGCAGGACCTGGTGGATGTGCCCGAGGCGGTTTCGCACGGTCGCGGGAGCAAGGCGCTTCAGCTGTCGACGAACCCATGCGGCGAGATCGCGTTCGGTGATGGCCAGGACGGGCAGGTCTGCGAGCGGGTCGGCTTCGAGTGCGCTGGTCCACCACAAGTAGGTGTCTCGCGTCGTTGGCGCAAGGTGGGTCGATTCAGTCAGCCACAAACGAGCCGCGCTCGATAACGAGCGGTTTTCGCCTCCGGGTGGCACGGCTAGTTTCTGGTTCAGCGCGGCCCGCGCTTCGCTCTTCGTCGGCCTGGCTGGCCCTGCGATCTTCTTCCCGTTCTGTTTGACGATGCAACGCCACAGCCCGCTCGGGAGCCGCTCGAACGTGCCCTCGCCCCGCGCTCTCCGCTTCGATCCAGCCATTGTATGCCTCTAGCGTGGTGAGCCATCGCCCGCCGACTCGCAAGGCGGGGAGGTTACCCGCCCGCGCGGCGTCGCGCAGGGTGGACTCAGGCACGCCCGTGAGCGCTTCGACGACCGCGAGGCGCACATACAGGCTAGAGGGCGGAGCGAGCGTCACGCTCTGCCCTGTGCCGAGCGCGAGCCGCAGACGCGTGTCCCACGCGTGCAGGGACTCGGCGGCGGTGGTTCATCGGCTCCGGCTCCTTCGCGCCATCGTGAACGTCCTCGGTGAAGGTGAGCTGGTTGCCGCCGGTGAACCGGTTGATCTTGGAATCGAACCGGACATCGACGCAGGCCTGGAGGTTCAGGGCCATGTCGCAGACCGCAGCCGCTTCCGGCTCGACTACGGTATGAGCAAGGGGTCATCTGCCCGCCTCCTCTCGAAGCAGTATTGCGACTGCCCTAAGGGCGAAGCGCAGAGCCGCTTCAGCCTCCAGGAGAGCGAGCGAGGTGCTGCAATGCTGTGCCTCACGCATGGCCGCCTGGGCTCGCCCACTCACACAGGCGAGGAGCGAGTCGAGGTGCACCGTGCCATCCGGGGGCGTGCTGACAATGTCGTGTATTGCCGCCGCTGCGACGAGCCGCAGCCAGTGCTCAAGGGCGTGGGTGCGCTCATTCATCACCTGGCCCTCATCGGCTCCTCGCCTCCTGGATGGCTTCCGTGATCTCGCGGAACTTGTCAGGATCGCCCCCAACGTCTGGATGGCAACAGAACGCGAGAGCGCGGTATGCGGCCTCTGCGACCGACACAGGGGCATCCCGCGGAACGTCGAGGACCTCCCACCATGAGCGGCGGCCATCCGGGAGCGCGGCGAAGGTGTGCAGCATCTCCTCGACGGTGAAGATGCCGTTTCGCTCCTGGGCTCTCACGCCTCTCGCACCTCCAGGCCGACGCGTTGCGCCCAAATCTCGGCGTCCACCATGTCGCCGGGGGTGTAGACGTGGATTCTCGGCTTGTAGTGCCCGCACCGCCTGCATACGCCTAGGTCGAAGGCAATCAACTCGCCGGTGGACTGATTCTCGAACGTTGCGGACGAGCGCGGAATCCAAACGTAGGAATGGCGGCGGCATCTCACGCGGACACCTCAGCGAACAGGCTGGGCGTGATTAAAGCCATCCTTCGCTCGATCATTGCCGCATACTCGGGGTTGAGGTCCCTGAGCCCCCAGTACGGCGGACTGGTG